ATAGAGGCACACGGCTGGCCTCTACCTTGTCCAGAAACTCTTCGAGCGACAGCGCTTCCCCCGTCTCGGAGATGGCGTAGCGCACGGTGGTGTTAGAGTTAAAGTATGGGCTGTTGATGAAGTTGCCCACGTCCCCACGATCAAGCAGGATCTTGTCCTGCTTGGGGAATATCTCGCGGCCAGCGAACCCAAGGATCGATGCAACCTCAGTGAGGTATTCACGAACTAGGTCAGCCGAATACCAGCTATCCAAGAAGAGGTAGAGGTGCGCCCCGCCCGACTTCGAGCGGCACTGCACAAGCGGTAGGTTCAGCTTCTTGATCTTTACCGCCAGCGTCTTGTGGTCCAGATCGTAATCGTCAACGTCAATCGCGCCGAAGCGGCACTCGTTCTTGGAGTTGATAGGAATAGACCCCATGCCTTGCTTACCCGCAAGGTGCTCGGAGACGTGGCCTTCGTTCATGGCCTCCCTGATTACAAAGCTATTAGCTTCTGCTTTCCCGTTCCGCGCAACTCGGCCCACGTTCGTGCGGCCATGCGCTAGGTCGGAGCCTTCGAAGGCTTGAAGAAATCGTCTGGTAAGTGACATGTAATACTCCAACGGCGGAAGGTAGAGGGGGCCGAAGCCCCCTCATTCTCAGAAGGGGATAGAGTCGTCCCGATCACGTCCACCGGAGGAGTCTTGAGCCATGCTCTCGGCCTGCGCCTTGACCTCGCCGCGCACGATGCTGTCGCGGAAAGCCTTGGCTTCAAGCAGTAGGTTGCGGTCTTCCACAGTACCGACACGCTCGACAGCCCAGTTAGAGAAGTCGCCCTTGTCGTTGGTTTCATCCATGGTCTTGAAGTGCCACATCGTAGCGAAGACCGGAGGCGTTATGATCATGCCCGTTGTCGGGTGCTTGATCTTCTGCATCGCAATCTGCGTCTTCCAGCGGCGGCTGACCTTCAACTGCGTAGACTTCATGTCGATCACGACAGGCTGGGTCATCCCCTCGTCGTCAATGATCAGGCAGAAGTGCTGGTCAGACTTGACCAACTCGTTGCCCGTTGGCAGGATTTCCTTGCCGCCATTGCGAGTGGCACGTTGGATCATCGGATCGTTGGCATTCAATTCGCCACGAAACCCGCCGCCGCTTTCGCGAGGCACGAACTCCAGATACTTGGTGGTCTGGTAGCAAGGGATCGCGATGAAGCCTTTGCCCGCAGCCCACATCTGCCCCGTCACGTTGTTAAACGCATCGCCAGCGGCCAGACCCTCGATGAACTCGGGCTTGTTCTTCTTGATCTGCGGCGACAGGGACTGTGCAATCCGAACGAACGGGATTTGCATCTCGGAGGAGTCGAAGGACGCCCCCTCTCCGGCCATGCCGAAGATGTCGTCCATCAGATCAGTGGACACTGCAGTTTCTTTCGCCTTGGTTACAGCATTAGCCATGGTTATTTCCTCCGGATTTCAGCAGCGTTGACAACGTAAGCACCAAACAGATCGAGATCGATAGGCTTGCCGCCCTCGACACGCTCCTTGATGAACGCCTTCAGCGTCATGGCATGGATGTGAGTCTTGATGTCTGGGTTGAAACCCTGTTCAATTAGGATGCCAACAGCATTCTTTGCAGCGTTGTCTTCGCCCCGACCGAAGGAACAGACAACGTCGTTCTTGATGATGTCGTCGAGGTTGTTCTCGCGGAGCCAATCGAAGGCACGGTCGCGGTTTTCTTCCGAGATCGAGGCCGACACGATAAGCTTGCGCGTTACAGTCACGCCGTCCACGTCAAGACGGTTGACACCCATCTCGTCCATGATGCCCGGGATTAGCTCGACTGTGAGCTTCTGCCGTTGCTGCTTCAAGGCTGTGATGTTCTTCTCATAGAGCGTAATCTCCTCGTCGACAGAGCGCAACTTGCGAACCATGTCGCTCAGGTTCTTGACGTCCATAGTGCCAATGTCAGCCAGCGCATCGGCTTCGCTAAAGATGTCGTCTAGAATATCCATCATAAGTACATCCTCTTCAGGGTTTGTGGTTGTACAACAAGTTGTCTTGCTGTATGTAGAGTATATAGGAGGACCTAGCATGACTGTCAATCTTAAATTTAAAACTACGCCGTATGCTCATCAAGTAACGGCGCTCGAGAAGTCCATGGACCGACAGGCCTATGGTTTTTTCATGGAAATGGGAACAGGAAAGTCGAAGGTGTTGATCGATACCATCAGCAATCTGTATGATGCTGGCAAGATCGACTTCGCTTTGATCATCGCTCCCAAGGGTGTCTATCGCAACTGGATTGCGAAAGAGATACCAGAGCACATGCACGACGATGTCCCGCGGCGGGTGATTCGCTGGGTGTCGAGCGCCAACAAAGCGCAAGAGGCAGAGATCAAGTCCGTCAGCAAAGCCTTCGACGGCCTGACCATCTTCGTGATGAACGTCGAAGCGTTCAGTGCCCTCAAGGGCAAGCAGGCCGGAGAGTGGCTAGCCAAGAAGTTTGGAGCGCGGGGCCTGATTGGGATCGATGAATCGACCACCATCAAGAACCACAAGGCCAAGAGAACCAAGGCGCTGATCAAGATCGCATCCCTGTTCGCGTATCGGCGGCTGTTGACCGGATCACCCGTGACCAAGTCGCCCATGGATATCTATGCTCAGTGCGAGTTCCTCGGACCTCGGCTCTTGGGATGCGACAGCTACTACGCCTTCCAAGGGCGCTACGCCGTGGTCCAGCGCCGCAAGATGGGGGCGCATAGCTTCGAGCAAATCGTGGGCTACCGCAACCTCGAGGACCTAAGCTACCGCATCGACAGCTTCGCCTATCGGGTGCTCAAGAAAGAGTGTCTCGATCTACCAGAAAAAATATACACGGCCCGCTACGTCGAGATGACCGACGACCAGCGCAAGATGTACGAAGACATCCGCAAGGAAGCGTTCACCTTGGTCAACGGGACAGACCTTGTCTCGACCCCTGTCGTGATCACGCAGTTGCTGCGCCTGCAGCAGGTTCTGTCCGGTCACCTTCGTACCGACGAAGGGGAGATACTGACGTTCAAGTCCAACCGCATGGATGCCTTGCTGGAAATCCTCGAGGAACATAGCGGCAAAGCTATTATCTGGTCGCGCTTCCGTCACGATATTGTGACCATCACCGAGCGCCTCAAGAAAGAGTTTGGTGAGGACAGCACGGGCTCTTACTTCGGCGATACATCGGACGATGCCCGCAGCGCCTTGGTCAAGGACTTCCAAGACCCTAACCACCCTGTCAGATTCTTCGTGGGCAACCCCTCGACGGCGGGCTATGGTATCACGCTGACCGAAGCAAACCTTGTGGTGTACTATGCCAACAGTTTCGATCTCGAGCATCGTATCCAATCTGAAGACAGGGCCCACCGCATCGGACAGAAGAACCCCGTGCTCTACATCGATCTGATCACGGAGAAGACGGTGGACGAAAAGATCGTGGCAGCGCTGCGTAACAAGATCGACATCGGGGCGAAGGTCCTACGCGAGGAGGCACGATCATGGCTGCAACTCTAGCTGAGTTAGAGATCACCACGGGCGATGACCTGATGTGCCAGTGGCAGTTCATCAAGGCCATCCTCGAGTTCAAGTACGGTGATCTGACAAAGGAGGAGGCCATCGATACGATGGCCTACTACACGGGCCTCGACCCGTTCTTTTGCAACATCATGCTAAGAGAAATGTGCAAGGAACACATGAAGACCTTGATGATCTCATGGCCTAACGTGGGTGATCCGCCGCCGCCATACTATCCGCTTCCGCGTAAAGCTCACGATATTTCTCCCGAATCATAACGGCTAGCTGCCGAGCCATCGAGCGGTCTTCGTGTTCCGCGATAAGAAAAAGTAGGCGGTGATCCTCTTCGGGCACCGCCACATTCTTAAACACGTTGTCTTTGTATGCCATAAGTCTGATCCCAAACAAGTTCTTCACAAACGTATACACGCCATGTGGGCTACAAACAAGCGACTTGTTTGGGACCTTCTTAGAACCCCTCGGGCTTGAGCATGCCAATGTCGGCGCAGAAGTACGTGGCATAGGCTGTGTCGTGGCCCTTGTACAAGTTGGCGTAGGCAAGCAGGCCCTTCGTCGCCATCGAGCGCAGTGTGTTGTTGATCGTCGAACACGTGCGGCGGTCGTAGTCGTCCTTGTAGTCCGGCTCGCGGTCAAAGATATGCTCGAACATCGCCCGTGAGGACCACACCCGTCCATCCTCCGCCACCCTACGCACCATCTCCTTGACGGCCTCGTCGGTCATCTTCTTGACCCTTTCGGCAGGGGCCACGGCAGGTTGCGGTGCCGCGGAGTGTACAGACATCCGGTCCGCCGCGATGGCGTAGAGCGTACCAAGTAACGAGGTAGTTTTCGACGGCTCCTTCTCCGCGACAGCCTCTTCCTTTGGGTAGGCGTAGATAACCCGCCACGCCACGCTCTCAATCCGGTCAGGATAGTTGGGTACCACACGCACTTTGAGCGTGTCTCCGGGGCAAAGTTCAAAGCGGTTCACAATGCCTTGGGCCAAGAAGACTTGCCCCTCGACCTTGCCGTCAATGCTGCGCCCATAAGACGCGCCAGACGTGCTGCTCCCGTAAATCAAGATCATCGTCTCGATCACTTCGCTGGGTTCAAACATAGGAGTATTTGTAACGGTCATGTCAGTGCACTTTCTTTAAGGGTTCATCGGTGGTGTCTAACTGCTTCGCGGTCGCACGGAACAGAAGACCAATTGTTTTATCGGGTACCCCGACTACTCGGGCGTAGGTGATGGCCGTGGTTATAAGAAGGCTAACCGCGGCCCTCGGATCTTGGCCCTCGTAGTGATCAGTTAGCGACAAAAGCAGCGCGGCTAATTGCTGCGGCGCTAGCTTCTCGGGCAGTAACTCTAGGATTTTTTCAACTTCTGATCCGTCCATGTCTTGGTCTTCCATTTATCCTCTACTTTCGGTTCGTTGTTGCGGTTAAAATGCTCGAGCGCATCCGCCGCTCGTCGCAGTAACTCAGGGCTGTCTTGAAAGCCCCCCAGCCCTCGGTTGCAGTGCGTACACAAAATAAAGCGCACTGTCTTTGTCTTGTGGCAGTGGTCTAAATGCCACCCCTTCTTGCTGTGCGGTATGTCTGATCCACAGATCGCGCACACACGTCCTTGGCCCTCGAACATTCTCTCCCATTCTTCCTTAGTAATGCCGATCCCGTTTGCGCGTCTTGAGAAGTTTTCTTTTTCGCGGAACTCGGGATTTAGACTTCGCCTGCGTTTGTTTTCTCGGTCAGTCTCTCTTACTTTTTCGGGATGCCTTTCGCGGTAGCGCCTCGACGCTTTCCTCCAGCGGCTTCTGTCCTTCTCGCTTGACACGGAAGTCCCTCACAAATCTGGCTACTGCACTCTGCACTTGTTTATGCAAAAGCAAGTTATCCATATTTTGTAAAGCTTTAATCTTTTCCTCGTCGGTTAGTGGGGTCATGCTTCTTTCCCCTCCAGTTTAGCCAGCAAATCTGGGTCGTTTATGTGATCATATAGTTCTTCCGCATCCACGCCTGTGGACAACAGGTAGCGCAGGATGTCGCGGATAGTGTGATCGTCGTCGAAACTGATGTAAGTGAGGCCATCATCGTCTTCGGTTTCGATTGGTTTACGTCGGACCTCGCTCATTCTTTCCTCTCCTTGTATGCCTGCACCGCAGCCTCGACTTGCTTGAGCCCATGCACGGAGCCCCTGCGCAGGACCGTGCTGAGATAGCCGCGCTTGAAGTTTAATGCCAAAGCCGCCGCCGTCATGGACGGAAACAACACGCCGTATACATCGATGGGTTTCTTGCGGGCCTTGCCCAAACCCAACTTGTCTATGTTGCCACGATTCAACGCCGAATAGACGGCGTTGATCGTTACCCCCTGCGTCTCCGCCGCAGCCTTGACAGAGGGGTATATCTCGCCGCGCACATCAACCTGCATGACCATCTTACGCTCCGGTCAGTGCTGCGGCAGAAAGCTTGCGGTCTTCGGCAAATCTGATGAGGCGGCTAGTGACGCCTTC